CTTTCGGTTCAAAGTGAATCACTTCGATTTTATCACTTTGGAGGCCGTAGCCAATCAACCGTTCTTCCGTTGTTTTATATTCATCCACGGGGAATGGGTTATCAGCAGATATTTGCAATTTAACATTTGGGATATCTTTAAATACTTCCAACCACGCCTGAATCATTTCTCTCGTAGATTTACGGTATTCCCATTTGCCGGTAATCAGAAAGCGAAATTCCCCAGAGAGAGAAGCATCAAAAACTTCTTCGTCTGGTCTAAATATCTCCGGCACCACCCCCTCGGGGACGACTTTCACGTAGTCTGAATTTATTCCTTGGTCAACAAGGCATTGTCGTTGCCATTCACTCGCTACCCAAAGCTGATCGTAATATTTTAAGATATCCAGAAATCCATCGGGCTGGAGCGTACTTTCCCAGACATTAAATAAAATCGACGGAAACGGTCTCCGCGCTTTGATGTATTGCGCACTCACGGAATCGGCAAGTGTAATGTTGATATCGCCATCGTCCGTATTTCTTCCCACGGGAATAACTTTCTTCAGAGCCTCGACAAAACGAGACGCATGTATTCCGTAGCCGGTTACTTCATTAAAATTTGCGTAAAAATTTATCTTCTTATACATGATTTTCCTCTCTCCCTCTTGAGTATTTTTCCCTCATTAATTTTGCGGAGCGGGGAACGACAGTGAGGGTTCTGTCTCTCGGCGACAGTCGCTAAACTATCGCTTATTCCCCGCCCGTAACACATTATTGATCACCCTTTGTATTTGATGTTTTGTTTACTTTCCGATACTGCGTCCTTTGTTCAATTCTTATATCCTGTACAATGTCAAAAATCTTTTCAGTAGCTTTATCTATTTTATCAAATCTAGTGTTTGTCCTCGTTTCGAGTTCAGTATGTTCTCTTTGATAGTCAGCTTTATCAAGTTTGCGTTCATCAAGATATCTGTAATTTATATCATGCTTCTGATCGACTTTTGCCACTTCTGTTTTTTGTGCGTATGTAGCAGGGAGTGATTGAAAAAATCCGAATACCCAGAATAAAAAACCAACTAACAACGCTCCCACAGCACCCTGTACTGCTGGATGACATACAATCCATCTTAACTTAGCCCAAAATCCGTCCTGATCTTCAAATCTTTTGTGTGTTGGAATCATATTCTCTCTCCGTCAGTTTATTTCACATCCTTAGCTTTTATCTTTATCGTAATCTTCTTTTCTTTCCACTTTAGCGCTGGCGATATCGGCGTCCTTGTTGTATTTTATAACACTTCCAGCTTTCCAGACCCCGTAGGAGATAGCGAATATAGCGATCATCAACTCGGATAGTTTTACCATCCTGTTCACGATATTCTCGCTGAATAACACTCCCACAAATATAAGAAAAACATACACACCGAGAAGAAGCTGATTTATAAAACTTCCCCGAAGCGTTTTATCATCGTAATCGTAAATAGAGGTCTTGCCTGTTTTATTCTTTATCATCTAACCAGCACTCCCAGTCCGCTTCCAACTGCAATGTGTAATTCATCAATATTAATAATTGCGAAGCCTGCTGCTTTACAATGTCCTCATCCGCCCTTATCAAAGGGAGAATAGGACGAACTGTTTTAACGCACGCTTTTGATATCGGCTTCTGTACCGCTACCTGCCTTGGGAACAGGGAGCAACCCGCCAGCATTAAAATTACTAACAAAACCGTCGAGAATTTTCTTATCATGCCCACTTCCCTCCAATAAACATTTCGTCTTTAATTCAGCAATCTGCGCCTGATACCCCGCCGTGTTATCGCTGATTGCCTGTTTCTTTTTTTGAATCTTTTTTACCTTTTCTACCTGAGCTTTATAATCCGCCACCTGCCCGTTAAGATCAGCAATCGTTACGACTTGTGATGCTATCGTTGCTTTCTGCTCTTTGATGGTGGTGTCCTTTTTCAAGACTCTGACGTACTGAATCCCGCCAAAGACCACAGCCACAGCGAGAAGCGCCAGTAAAATGTAAATCAAATATTTCTGAAAAAAAGCTATCATAAAATATCCCTCCTTTTACGCTTTGAATAAATATATTCTTTCCTTGTTCGCCGGCAGTTCCATAAGGTCAAAATGCAACCAGGATACTTTATCTTCCATCCGCGTAATCCTTTCTAGCAAAGGATCGTCCTGGTGCGCGAGAATTACCGACCTTGCTTCCGCCGCTGTATAGCCCTTAATCGTGCAATCAAAGGCATTCCCTAGCCGATGTTGGCTTTTAGTGGCGCCAATCGGACATTTATTAGAACGATAGCCACGCCATTGCATCGACCCGCCGCGATCCCAATCATTAACGGTAATCGATGTATTTAAAAATTCTCTCAGATCATCAAGGGCTATCAGCGCATCAGTGTTAAATAATTGCCATGCTTCTTCGCCAAGAGTCTCAAAAGTTTCATGATCAACAATTTCTTCGATTTTGAAATATTTCATCAAATCTCCTTAGCCGTGAAAAGTAAAAAGCCCTCTATTTAAAGGTAAGGTTGCTCCGCCACCACCTGTTCTCGTCCCATCATTAGCGGTTGATGCCGCACTTAATCCGGCGGCGTTGATTGCCTTAACTGTATATGAATATGTCCCTGCACTTGGAACATCGTCATAAGTTGCCGTTCCGTGGGCGACTACACCCGAAACATCTGCACCATCACGATAAACCCTGTGTCCATCAGTTTCCCCAGTGCCAGGTGTCCAAGTTATTGTGATTTTATCTGATAGGTCGTCTGTGGCTGCTACGGAAGTGGGAGCATCTGGGACTGTAACGCCTGTGGCGTAAAAAGCACATCTGTATGTGTGAGCAGTATATGAATGAGAACCTCCGTCAAACCCATCTCCTAAATAATAATACTCAGTAGTGGTTGCTCCACCGCCTGTTAGCTGAAGTTGTCCTCCTGTGTAATACGCTCCCAAAACATCATCCGAAGCCACCTCACAATTTTTCCCTGTTACAGTATATAGTCCCACCTTATAACTGCCGCTTATGCTTTCATAATCCCTAACCACCTTTGTTCCTAATGGGAATGTTCCCATTTTTAATCCAGCGACAGTACTTGTTCTTACTCTAAACTGAAAAGAAGTTAATACACCTGCGGCATTAGCCCTATTGTTATCATCCATAAAGGTGTAACCGGAGTTCATACCATTATCAAGTGTATGATCTCCGCCACCTATGTCAATAGTCGAGTAACTCATTTCACGCTATACTCCGCAATGGTTTCAACTGTTTTAAAATCAACTTCTTTTAAGGATAATGCTTTTGATTCAGCACTCACGACTTTTGCCAATTCTGTTTTCATATAAGAAGTTTGACTTTCAACTGGTATTATTTTAACGCCTTCATAAAATGCTTTGCGAGCAAGATAACCAATATCCTGATTGACGACCTGACCGCTAACTTTACAATGCAAATCATCAGCAAGATAATTTCTATGAGTAATTCCGAGACCGAATTCAAAACACCATAGTATCTCTTCCTCTGTGACATTGGCCTCGAATTGAATTGAGTGATTGCAGAAAGGATTTAGTTGCTGAATGGTAGGTAGAGATTTAATCCAGTTATCATAATCCTCTTGGTCAACAGGCATACCGATTTCATTTACCTTGCCTTGATAAATATCTTTTTCGGTAATTACAGGAATGGTGACAAAATGTTCAGCGATATACTTCGCATACCCCTCATCACCTTCTTCAAGGTAGAAAGCCGCCATTACTTCGACCATTCCCATCTTGGTATATTTTTCGCCGCCAACTTGTGTTATTTTAAAATACATATCTACTCCGTATATTGAACATATAGGCAACCGTTACCCATTCAAATAACTTGCCAAGTAAATCCCATTTTCGTACCAAATTGTTACAACGTCGCGCTTGTTAGCCGCAGTTGATAAAGTTCCCGCAGTTCCCCCACCGAGCCAAACACCTGTTGTCCCGTCCATCTGAGCCCAACTGGTTATCGTTTTTGTTCCTGCCGTACCCTGCCTGATCATAAAACGATAAACCTGACCATCTGTAGGATTCTGGAATACTACGGCCATTCCCGTCGTCGTTGCCGTTCCGTAGAATCCGTTGCTTTGAGAAAAATCAAGGGTAAAAGTTCCGGATGCACCATCGACGGCAAGCGTTCCCGCTCCAAGATAAATACCTGAAGACCCTGAGGTGCCCGAAGTCCCAACTGAGCTCGTACCACTTGACCCCGAGGTACCGTCTGAACTCGTACCACTTGACCCAGAGGTACCGCTCGAACCGAATCCGGAAGTACCTGACGAACCCGATGATCCCGACGTTCCGTCTGTACCGAATCCGGATGTACCTGACGAACCAGCCGCTCCTCGACTATCTATCGTTATTTTTATGTCCTGCTCTTTGGCAAAAACAATAATTTGTTCATTCATAATTAAATCCCCGAAGTGCCTTTTGTAACATCATAGCTAAGTTTAAATTTACCGCGCAATATAGTGTAAACAGCCCCGGCATTTGTTAAGACCTGAATATCGTAATCGTAATCGTAGGGGTCAAGATTAACGGTATCCGCAGGAAGAATTTCTAATACGGATTTTCCGTTTGTAGGATCTGTGTGAGATGTAATTATTTTTTGAAGTGATGCTTCCGAATCCGGCATTTGCCAGTTTTTTTTGAGGGTCAGAAATATTTTCCATCCGGTAATGTCGATGACATTATCTGATTGGTCTGTAAAATAAAGGGAACGAACAAAAGTATCTCCCCTTACAAGACTATAATTTGTCAGCATAATCGCCTCAGAAATATAAAGATGCTAAAATCATAATTAATATCTGGCGGGGAATATTTCACCCCGCCAGTCCTCAAAGTTAAGTTTATTAAGCGCCTGTACCGGATGTACCGGAAGAACCATCCTCACCGCTGGTGCCGGAAGTACCAGAGGTGCCCGAATCAGATGTACCACTCGTTCCGCTCGTGCCAGAATCGCTCGTACCGGAACTACCGCTGGTGCCACTGGTACCTAAGCCGCTCGTTCCACTGCTTCCGGAGCTACCAGAGGTGCTAGAGCTACCCGAACTTCCACTTGAACCGCTTGAACCGGAAGATCCAGATGTGCCAGTATCACCCGAAGAACCTGAGCTACCGGAAGTGCCTGATCCAGACGATTCCGCATATACAGCAGTGCCGGAACTTACCGCATATAAAGCAGTTCCGGTTTCGGCGGGATCGAGTAATCCGGTTTCAAGTTCTTCTCTTAATTTTTTCACAGCATTTATAGCCATGTCATGCCTCCTTCACTTTAATTTCCAAAAGACCTTGGCCTCATTCGCGGATGATTTAAGTCATGGCTCCTCATAAATCTCTGAGTTTTTGCCGATACCGGTTTCCCGAAATATCGCTCAAAAAGAGCCTCGTATTTATCCGCCTTTGCAAGATTAAATGTTTCTGAATCGTTTTTTAAAAAAGCCAGATGCGCAGCCCAATACAACATTCTCATGTGGTATTGAGATGGAATCTCAGGATAGGTTATCCCCAGACCTGCCGTTCCCGACCCTGCCGTTGAATTAAGGGTGAGGGTATTCACCGGAAGTCGGGATACCTGTAAAAAGGCTGTACCTGCCGTCCCTGACGTGCTCAGCACTCCATCCGTCCCCGCTGTGCCTATCGGCGGAGGGACAATGGTAAATTCACCGTTATCCTCACAAATAAACGCCCAAGGAGTACCGGATCTGTTTTGCCATCCGGGACTTTCTTCATCCAATCGACTGCGTGTCCGCTGTTTTAATTCGTAGGAACTGGTGCCGTTAGAGCCATAAAGCACTCTCTTGACAAGTAACACCTTTTCATCAAGAGAATACTTCGCAAGACCTACCTGAATAGGCAAAAGGCAGATTGCCGGCGTCGTATCGTCAATGATCAGATGGGCGCGTTCACATGCCTCGGCCTCAGACTGAATAATGTACGAAACGACCTCTGGATCTCCCCAGAGGTACGGTTCCGCAACATCATCCAAATACTGGACTCTTAAAATATTTACCAGTTCCGTCAACAGCATTTTCTAGCCTTCTGGCACCTCATTTTGAGGCACCAACTCAATGTTGTAACGAGGAATATCACGTGTGAACTCATTCCCGTCGTCATCGCGCTCGATTTTCGTAAAGACGCAGCGTTTCATCATTTCAATAACCGGCACCGGCAAATGGACAGGCACGTTCTTCTGAATCTTGAACGCAAATCCGTTGAGAGAAACAAAAGGCTGTTTATTCTCATGCGGATTGCCCGTGTCACGTAAAATGACCCATTTCCGTTTATGGCCTTCAGGATGCGTAAAAACACTCGGATCGGCATCCACGGTCGTTGTTTCGATTTTCTTCTCCGCTGCGGGAAGAATTTTCTTCTCCGGAGGCTTAACAGCTTCCGAAACTTTATTATCCACTGCGTCTCCCGACACTTTGATTCCACCTGGTCCCATGATACTCCCCCTCTTTTAGTTAATATTGTTACCGATTTTAGTGTTCCGTAATCGGCATACTCACCAGATCATAATACCCGACAGTGGTTGTGCCCGTTGCCGGAGCGCCAACACCCGCGGTATAATGAGTGGCACCTGTCTGAATGACGAAAAACCCGATGGGGCAACTCTCATCCGGAAGATCCGGAAGATAAGCGCCAGCCGAACCTGCGGCTTCATTTCCCTTGGTAAAGGTAAGAGCGCCGTCCGTGCCGTAAGACACGAGATATTTGCAGTAACAACCGGTCCCCTGAGTACCCAGAGACGTAGGAATCGGTTTATCAGTCCATGCCGTCCCCGCATATAATTTCCCATCAATGACATAATTGAGGGCGTTTGCCACTGCAATACCAGCCGTGCCCGCATTACCAGCGGCTAATCCGGCCAGAGTGAAAGTGCCATCGGTCTTTCCCATGACCCTGTTATTTATTCCCGCAATAGCTCTCCGCGCAGCTTCCGAAGGAAATGCCTCAAAGACACTGCGAAGGGCTACTTTTGCTTTACTCAATACTGAACTCATAATTTACCTCCTATACGGTAAATGGTTTATTTAATTACTAATTCGTAGCGCATGCTTCGTATATAACGAACCAGGCATCGTTCAAAATTACCGCTGTCTGCATGGTCTTCCACGATACGGAACCGCGCTGACCCAGAGGATCGGACTTCGACGGAGTGGGGTTAATAACCATCGGAGTGATGGCATATTTTCCCTTCAGGGCAACAAGACCGAAACTGTCTTTACCGATAAACATTATCGGATAAACATCGGCTGAAGTTCCCGAAGTCGAAATCATGGCACCCTTGGCTCCACCTCCATCGGCATAAGGAGTGAAAATAGTGCTGTGGAGATAACGCACGTCTTCCACGGCACCTATTTCGGACTCAAAAGGAGCAACCTGACCGTAATCCTTCACATCAATAAACCCGCTCATACTACGGATATCCGATTTCAAATCCACATGGCAAAGCGCCACAAAACAGGGAAGAACGCTCTCTGTATTGAATGACGGAGTGGATCGGATAATCGAAGTAACGTGGCCGGCCTGCTGACGTTCCAAAGTACGGACAATCTTGCGCTGATCGGTGCGAGACGGTGCGGTTACAACGGAAGTTCTGCCTGCTACGCTGTTGGCATAGAAAACATTGCTGCCCGCCTTTAGGATGTTAAAACGGTATGTTTCAATGGTCTTTGCGGCCTGCTCACCGATGACGTTCTGGGCTTCCTGAAACACGGGATCTTCATGGGTATCCGCAATGACGTCTGAAATACCTATGGTATTACCCAACTGTTCCAATGTCGCCGTGACATCGGTGTAGGTCAATTTCTGCGAGGGCGGAGTTACGCCTTCAGTCAACGGCGTAAGCGTCAACGGAAGATGTTCGTATCTCCGGAATTTGATGGTGGTGCTCTTATTGCCAGGGAGCGGTTTGCTCTGCGTTTATGTTACAAAGGCTTATTATTTCTAACAAGCTCCCGCTATTGCTAACGGGTTCTGACTATCTCTTGGCTCGCTATACTGATTGCGAGTCGTCCCTATTGCTGAACGATGAGAATTATAACACTTGTTGCAAAAGCGGTGATTACGTGCGCGCTTCGCAAACGGGGTGATAATGTTATCTCCACATATTTCACAAGTGCCTTTTATTGGATCGCCAAACGGTCTTACTGTTTTTCCATCATCCATAATCTTGTATGCCATTGTCGGATGAATAAATTCTCTGATTATATCAAAGAATTTTTCTCTATCTTTTCTCCGAAGGCGAAGAATAAGATATTTTGCATTTAGGTGGTTCGCCCTAAATTCGAGATGGAAATTATCGGCCAGAGCCTTTGTCATTATTGCGTGTTCTGCCACATTAAAACAGTTTGTTTCCAACATTGGAGTCAAATAACTTTCATGATTTTTTAGATTACCGTCGTCCTGATACCAGAGCGCAAGGCCAAGAGGAGTGAGTTGATTCATTAAAAAAGAATCTACCGTTTTTCGTCTTTCATGGTAAAACCTTCTCCATAAATGAGTATAAAGAGGATGTTTTTTCGTAAGAACTCTCACTATCGGATATTCCTTTCCTTTACACTTACTCACGCTTTCTGTTATCCTGACACTGGTTAATTGCTCAAGTATCTTTGCTTTCCAGATTGCATACTCTTTTTGTTTGATACTATGAGCAAAATCTATATGAGAGTTTGATCCTTCTGTCTTGCAATGGACAAGACTCCCATCTCCCAAAATCATTCCTATTACTGCTCCTCTAATTTCTTCTTCGTTCATAGTCGATACACCTTCCGTTACGGATTGGCTCGGGATTGTCCACTTGGGATGTTCCCCGACTTTAAGGACTTTTTATTCGGCCAAACTACCGTCCACCGAATTTCTCAATTAGCAAATAAGGCATACCCCTTTTTAACAATTCCACGGCTGCGAAGGCCGCAGTTCTCGGGCTTATGTCTCCGTAAACATTCATCTTTTATCCTCCTAAGAGATTTTTATGGAGAACGCTATTTCTTTTGGCTTGCGGCTAAGGCTTCATCAAAAGCGCCATCGTAATCTTTGGCTTTACCTCCGCCACCGACTCCGACTGTCCGCTTGCCTGAATCGACCACTTCCTGGTTATCGAGTTTCTTCTGTTTGTCAGCATCAATCTCAACACCTTTGGCTCCGGCCGTTCCAGCGTTCCCAATATTGTTATCTTTCTTAAATCGGGAATAGAGGTCTATTACTTCGTCCGACTCGCCCTCATTGTAAACTCTTGTGAATTCTTTCTTGAGGTAAGCCGGTTGGCTTTCTATCCAATTTTTAAGCGACCCATCATCCCGATACTTCTCAAAATCCGGATGAGCGGTTTTGATGGTCGTCAGATGTTCATCCCCAAGTCGTTTTTCATTTGCCAGGAGATAGGGAGCCAGTTCCGTGAGAAGAGTTTTGTTCGAGTTTTCGATAGCGTCATTCACATACGCCGCGATTCTCTTTGCAAACTGTTCTCTCTTCTTTGCCTCCGATTTGCTGACGGTATCAAATTCGTCATCGTAAGTCGCCAACGCCGATAATTCTTCTTCGGATAGGTCGGCATAAAGGTCGGTAAGCTGTTTTATCAGATCCGCCTTAATCTCTTTGGCTTCTTTTTTTTCTGCGGGAGTGCCAGTTTTAAGTTTCTCAATGTCGGCTATTTTCGTAGCCATTTCACCGAGTTGAGTTTTCAGGGTTTCTTTTTCGTTTTTCTCCTGAGTGAATAGCCCCTGCAAAGTCTCATACTTATGCTTGTAATCCTCGCCGGAAGTTCCTGCTGTCCCTGATTCTTCCTTCGGCTGCTGTGCCTGAGTCCCGTTTGTTCCTTGTGCGGATTCGTCACCCGCGGTGGACAAATTATCGTCAGTTACTTCAGCCTTTTCCGAACTGGACGTGCCGGATGTTCCTTCCCCAAAAGCCTCGTTAAAAGCACTTTCCGTGTCTTTCGGCATGTCGGAAAGTTCATTTACTTCATCCGCTCCTGCATTTTTCACAACTTTTTCTGCCATTACAGCCCCCTCAAAAAGAAAAGTGTGTCAAACTTGCAAATTTTCATGTGTCCAAAATAACACAGTAGTTTTATTTATGTCAAGAAAAATTTATTTAATAAGAAAAAGCCACCGTAAAATCACTTCTACGATGGCTTTCTTGTGACACCGGCAATGCCGATGAGGACGGGTTATTTTTTCAATATCGGACTTTTCTCAAACATGTCCTTCAATTCTTTCAACTGGAGTATGCGCCCCTGTATTTTAGGGATTTCCTCGATTCTCGCTGTGTCTATCTTGACACGGTTTTCATCAATCAGAACCTCCATCAGCGAAAGAAATAATTTCAAAAGGTCTGAATTGCTGTGCTCGTATATCTGCCCGATGATATTAGCTTTGGTTGTGCGCTCCATTATTGATCCTTTCTATCCCTGTTAATATTATCCATGCTGCTGCAACCACTCTTGGAACTTGTCCATTTCCAATGGCTTTAAGTCTGTCCACCCTAGAGGCCACCCCATGAGCCACTCGACCCACGTCGGGTTCAACTGGCCACCGGTTACATCCAATGTATTGCATAATCCGTCCATCGGCGCATGGGTTCCTCTTTGTGTCTTCCCTTTCCAGTCCCGCTGTTTGGGCGTCGGGAATATTGATTTTTTGACCTCCTCCGCAAGTATCTTTCCGCCCTTCTGATTCGGTCTGCTCCCCGGATTCCCCGCCCGTGGTGTCGGCCACATTCCGTGTGTCGCCATATATCCCAAGCTCGGCGTTTGCCACTTGTTGCTCGAATGTCCTCCCTTGTGTTCTGAAGCCTTCGGCGTCGGCAAGAATCCACACTCGTTTTCTTCTGTGCCATGCTCCAACGTCGTCAGCCCCAAGTTGTAATGGTCTTGAAACGTCATAGCCAAGTTGCCGCAAGTCTCTGATAACCACCGGCAGATAGGTGCGGACTCCTGGCACATTTTCAAGCAATACGAATCTGGGTTTGACAATTCCAATAACATCTGCGGTTGCCGGCCACATATTGCGTTCGTCGTTTTCCCCTTGTTGTTTTCCAGCAACACTGAAGGGCTGACACGGAAATCCTGCGGTAATGACATCAACCAGCCCCGTATAGCTTGAGGCGTAACCTTCTGAGATGAACTTTCGGATGTCTCCGAAGATAGGGGCGGCATCCAGAATACCGTCGGTAATTCGCTGCCTGAGCACTTTTTGGCAGTACACTTCTTTTTCAACATAGCCAATGATTTCCCATCCAAGCAATTTTGTTCCAAGTAATCCACCTCCTGCTCCAGTAAAAAGAGATAACTCTCTCATTATTCACCTTGACCTCCCGTCTTTTCCGGCTGTGCCGCACCATGAATTACTTCCGCCACCTTTGCGTGTTTCTCCAACACATTCGCATCTTGGACTCTCACCGCGGCATCTGCGGCCGGTTTCTTTATCCCCGCCTCTGCGTTCTTATCTTTTGCCTGAGCCGTGGCTTTCAGAGTCATAGCCTTCTTGTAATCAATTTCAGCCAACTGCACCTGCATTGCCAACTTCTTCATTTCCGGATCATTCAGCACGGCCAGATACGGAGCGGCTTCGTCATCCGATCTCAACATAGAAGCAGGCATACCATGAGCTTTCCACTTTTCTCTCAGGAACTCTCCCCGGGGAACATAACACCATTCTTCCGGAGTCAAAGTTGTGGATAACAGATTAAGCGACTGCATCCTGACTTCCTTGGTAATGAGATTGCTCGAACCCTGAGCTTTTACCAGGCAATCGCCTTTGATGTCATTGCGGGGATTGAATTCCATGTTCCAGAGGTAGATTGCCCTCATAGTCACAGTGGTCAGTGCGTCAAAGTTTTTCACAATATCTTCGAGGGAAATGAGAACATTGCCTACTTTTATCGAGGCGGCGCCCACGGTCTCGTTGCTGTTCTTCGGTGCCTCTGATGTCACCCAAGCCGGCAGACAGCTTTCCACGTCGGCAAAGTTCATGAAGTGGTCTTTGAGTGCCAACAATTCCGTAAGATGAGAATCGAACTGGACGGCTCTGAGTGCCGGATACTGGGAATCAACGCCGTATCCCTCTCGATACCACATCTTTCTGGCATAGAATCCGTCAAGGTCTTGAGTGCTCATCAGCAATGAGACATTCACTTCCATCTGCGGTCCAGCTACGCACGCGGCGTTATCCAGAGCGGCTCTTGCGGCGCCACCGACCGATAATGCGCTATGCCGTATGATTCTGGCCAAGCCCTGCCCGAATATGCTGGTTTCGTCTTTTTCATAATAGAAAAACCTGTGAGGACGCTTTCCATCGATGATGTCATTCGGTCCCTGTTTAATCACCTGATTACCAAGCAACCATGCCTCGGCTTCAAAGGTATTGCCATTTTCATCTTCAAGAAGTCCCCAAAACTCCAGAACCTCGTAATTTTCACCCACGGTCTTAACGCCCTCAGACTTTCTTTTTTCCTGGGAGTCGATATCGTGAAGATCCTGCTCGTAGGATTTAATCGTGGCATCGCCTTTTGGATGCTCGGCCATATACGCTCTTATGACATCCCCGTAGAAGTCATTACGCTTTGCCAAATCCTGCAATTCGAGTTTATTCATGACGTGGCGTTCGAAATAACCTGAAAGTTTTTCCGGATCGGTTACGCCCATGTCGGGATAAAAATCCCACAGGCGAGTGAATTTGAAGATAGGATATTTTTTCGCCACCATGCTCGAAACGAATTTACCGTCAATATAATTCCAGATTTTCTCGTTAATAGTTTTGGTAAAGGGACCGCGGAATATACCCGTTCCAT